ACACCACTTGCTATGGTCAAAGGACCTGTGACGTTAGCATTTTCTGTAGCTTCTATTGTGACGTTTGTATCTAACGACTGTGCATTGGTTCTAAACATTCCACCATGCTTAAACGTACCTTTGTTTGCTTCTGGTGGTACAATGCTGTTGTCAGCTATGCCAAGGTAATTTACAAAGATATTACCTGTTCCTGATGAAGGAGCTGCACTAAAGGTCAGTGTTGTACCGTCAGGGATTGTATAAGCACTGCTGTCCTGCACTACACCGTCTACAGATACTAGAACGTCCTGAACATTAGAGACTGTCTGTGACAGCGTAAATGTCGTGTCAGAGCCATCACCGTTAAACCTCTGTACGGATGGTATGGCATGAAAGCCTGATTGAACTTGATTTCCTAATAGTGGCATTATACATCTTGCTCCATATAACTCATTGTTACCGAAACCTTATCAGCTACAGAACACGCTACTTTTATTATATCACCTGCGTTTGCAACAATCTTGTTGCCTTGCAATAGTTCAAATGTCGATCCCACAGGAATGGGTACATCCTTCACAAGATGAGTTGTTGTGTTCTGTGTTTGAGAAGTTTGCGTTGTTGTGCTTGTAAGTTTTACTGTTGCTGTTACTTGTGAGGTATGTACGTTTGCAATTAACATTCCTAAAATAACAAGCGTTTTACTAGTTTGAACCGTATACAATGTTTCGTCTGTATTTGCAGTTGCAGACATAACATCTCGTGTAATTACTTTAAATACGTTTGCCATTTATTTTTCTCCTACATCATCCCAAGGCAATCGCTAGAGCTACTGCATTAGAGTCTGTTAAATCTGTTAAAACACTTACATCCATCTTTTTTATTGTACCTGCATCACTTACCAATAGTTCGTCTGTATCTGCCAAACCAGATGTTAAAGCTGATTGACCACTAATTACGTTATCGTTTATATGCTCGCTTTCAACAGCATTATCAGCAATTTTTGCTTCTGTAATTGCATCGGCTGCAATCATAGACGTTTCAACACTTGTTCCTGCAATAGTCACTGCTCCGTTAGATGCAATAGATATATCACCTGATACAGCTACAGGATTAAAATTTGTACCATCTGCAACCATAATGTGACCACTTGTATTTGTACCCATCACAATATCATCGCCTGTAACAGTTAAATCGCCTGTTACTACCACATCACCATTAAATGTTGCTTTACCTGCAAGAGCCATATCTATGTCTAAAGCTGTGATAGCTGAAGAACCGTCAGTACCTGCAATGGTAAAGTTTTTATCGGCTGTAGGAACAGTTAATACTGCGTCACCACTGTTTGCATTTGTAAGGGATACTAGGCTTACATTATTAGCAAAGAAATGTATTTCATTTGCTGTTTCAAAATCTATCTTTGTTTCATCATCTTCACCAATCTTTATATCTGTGGCTAATAATGATGTAATACCTGTTTGAGCCGCTGCTAGACTTACAGCCCCACTTGAAACAGAGAAAAATGTAGAACTAAAACTAGCCACACCTTTATTAGAAGTCGTGGCATCCTCTCCTGCAATAGTAACAGTAGTTCCTGTTGCTGATGTATCTATACCCTCACCACCTGCAATGGTGAATGACTCGCTGTCTAAGTCAATATCAATCGTACCACTATCAGAGGCTACATCTAAATCTTGTGCCGTTACCTGGGAATCAACATATGCCTTAACTGACTGTTGACTTGGTATTCCTGTAGCACTGTTAGAAGACATATTGTCTTCATCTACAAAACTCTTTCCGTCTAGTATGTTTAATTCAACAGCACTTGAAGTAACTACCGTTCCCCCTAACTTCAACCCATTAGTTCCGTCATGAGAGGCTACATCAAAGTCATTAGTGCCATCGCTAACTGTAACATCCCCATCTATACTTACATTACCACTTGCATCTTTAACTATCATCTTAGTTGCAGGTATAGTTATAAACACATCTTTAGTACCAGAGCCAAAGTTCACAGCACTATTACTATTAGAACTCGCTATAACGGTTGTTCTTGCTAGTGTTGCACCAGAAGTAGTAAATGTACCTAGACCAACCTCAAATGCTCCATTGGTAGCATCCACAATAGAATAGTATGTAGTATCCGAGTTAGACAAATTTGCGGTAAAAGTTTCAAAGTTATCAACAGTACCTGAAAGACTAATAGTCCCTGTGCCTGTAGTAGTGGTAGTCTGTCGTACTCTATCCGCAATTACTAATGCCATCAAGCTATCCTTATTATGGCATTACTAGCATCTGCTGTTGGAAACACCACTTTAAAATCTCCGTTAGAAGACGTTTTATCTGCGCCAAAATCTAACACGCAAACAGCGGGATCACCTGAAACACTATCATTAAATATTAATGCCCCTCTAGCTGTTATTGTAGCACTACTAACAGTGCTGTCAGCAAAATCTGTTAAAGCCGTTGTACCTGACGTAGAGGGGTCAACTTTTGTTAGGGTCTCCCCTTTTGCTGTATACCCTGTACCAGAAACTTCATTACTAGTTGTGTAAGCCGTTGTTCCTGCCCCTAAACTAGCGTCTGATGTGTACAGAGCAATATTAAATGTACTGCCCCCACTAAGTAAAAAATTGTGTTTTGCCTCTAGTAGTTCTTTCTTAAAAGACGTACACATTGCCTGAGTTATTGCCATTACATTCTCCTTATGTATTCTGCAAGTTTATCGTATCCTGCGTCCTTAATCGCATTGTATACTGTAGTCCTATCAGATTTAATAGCCTCTTTCATGTAAAATGCTATGGTTTTTTCTAAATTTAATTTAAATACTCTAGCTTGCTCTCTAATTTCAGGAGCTGAATTATCTCCAATATGTATAATTTTGTCAGCGCATCTACTTGCTACTTCTTCTGGCGTAAAACCTCTGTTCTCCGTTGTGTGTACTTCTACTATGGGTGTTTTTGGTAATTCCATTAACATTAACTAGCCTCCACTTTGTAAGTGCCAGATCTATAGGTGTCTGTAGTATTTCTACCTTCATACGCGTTCTTTAACAATGTAATTGATTGTAAATACAATTTTTCGTAGTTTTGTATAACATCTGGTTCTTGTTTTTGGAATCTAATAGCCTCTATCAATGCTCCGTTTAAGAGAGCAGAATCAAAATCATCTCCCAAGAATGTAGTGCTTGCTGTTACTATAGATGTTGGATAATAACCATAGTGTAATTCTACATTATAAGCTGCGTCTGGGGTCGGTCCTAATATAAAAAACCCATCAGACCATTGTGAGTAATGCTTCGGTGTACCTGTAGTAGAAGGATTAGGGTATGCCTCTCGCATAAAGTTTACGTCTTTATATAGTAAAAAACTATGTACATTCGCTGCCGATGTATAAATAGACATACTATACGAGTATAAAAAATCTGAAGGTAAAGCTAAATACTTGTTACTTGATGTTGTAGCCGCTGTAACGTTTTTACGTAATGCAGGTATCTGCACAGTATTGTATATCTTCTGCTCGGCTTGTTGAGTAAACATAGCTAATTGATCGTCTGTAAAAGTAGTTTCACAGATGTCATTTATATTTGTTTTTAGGGATGCGTAGTTCATGTAGTCACCGTTACTGTTCCTATTGCTCCTGTAGCAAGTAAATTATTAGTCTTTAAATCGTAGAGGTTCTGTCCATCTCCAACAGGATTCCAACCCCATTGTATGTTCCTGTTACTTACGTAACCTACAAAGTCAGGTCTAGGGTCACGTACAGCTTGTGGATCTCTGACAGGGTATAACCCTTGTTTATTCTGTGGGTGATCTGGACTAAAACAGTCTGGACACGCTTTTATATTGGTGTCTCGACCCCTGGTAATTATATTCTTTAGCTCTCTAAGTTTGTAACGAAACCCACAAATATCACATTCTGCTATTACTTTTCTAGATGATGCGAAAGGACCTGCCACTAGATCCTCCCTACCCGTGGTATAAACCGTTCAGAAATTTTTTCTCTATCTTCACCTGCGGCTAAATTGTACTGTTCTTCATAATCTGCTTTTAACATGGTTATCCTTGGAGCTAACTCAGGTGTCTTCATGGCTATATTATAAGCAAGCCCTGCTACCAGACAAGGTAAAAATCTAAAGTTCATATCAGCTGTCTCTACTCCATTACCTGCGTCCTCTACTCGACGTAAACGCCAATACACAAACGTGTAAGTAGTAGAGCTGTCAGGTACGGGCCATAGGTTTATACGTGGGGCATCGCGTAATCGTTCTATCCACACCTGTATAGGTCTACCTTGTGTTAACTTGTTAGGAATGGAAGCGTAGGTAGTTACACCAATACGACTTATGGTAAGATCTGATTGTGTAGAACTATTACCTGCATTAGTACGTATAACTTGGTCTAACAAATCTATAGTATCCGCAGGTAGAGTATATTGAGATGTTCCTGCTGTTAGTGTTTGAGTGCTACTGTCTATTGTCCACAGATTTATACCTCGGTTTTGCCACTCAATAGTCAATAAATTCATAGACCTACGAGCAGTTCTTAAATCATACCCCGAACGCATTTCACGTCCTGCACGTTCCCACGCTTCTTCAGCGATCTCCGTAAAGTCCATGTCAAAGGCTGTTGTACCCGATGTTGCCATTATTATTCCTTACTAGGTGTATGTAAGACCGATTTAAAATATTCATCAACTTCTTTTAGAAGAGCGCTTTTAGATTTTCGTCTGTCCAACTCTACACCATGATCTCTCATCATTGACTCTAACTCGGTTTTGGACATAGATTCGTAGCTAGGCGCATCCTCAGACACCACTGTACCTCCCATGGACTTTAACCTAGCTTCCGCTTCTTCTTTTGTCATCGGGTCAGGTACAACGGTGTTATATGTACCATCACTATTCTTCTCTGCTATTTGGTACACAGGTTCCCCTGTTGCAAACGTACCGTTTTGTATAAGTTCCATACTACCTCCTAAATATACTGCGTTTTCTTTCGTCTGTTTTCCATTATAGCGCCACATCCTCGTGCTACACTTCTTTTACGTCGAGCAAGTCCACCACCTTTTAGCTTAATAGCCCCCCCTTTTTTCTTTTTCTCAGGTTCGGCTAAGTCGGGTCGCCCCTGCTGTATAAAAAATTGTTGTAGGCTTATAGTATTCTGGAGTGCGTCATCATCAAAATACTTTTCTCTTAATTCTTCTTCTGTCTTAGCCATGTCTTCTTCTCCTTGCAAGTCCGCCAGTTCGTAATTTTACTGTAGCAGGTTTAGTATTTTTTACCACAGTTTTACCTTTAGCGCCTTCACGCTTCTTTTTCTTAGCTGTAGTAGCTCGTTGAGATTGACTAAGACTGCTAGCTTTACTACGTGGTAAACACCTATCTGGGTTCTTCTTATCCTTAGATGTACCACACTTACCTTTTATCTTACCGTCAGTGCCGATACGAACCCAGTCTTGTTTTACCCAATCTTTTAAAGCGC